AAATAAAGGTTATAAAAATCTCTATTTAAAAAAAGTGTGGCCCGACACTTACATGCCGGGCCACACAATATCATAAGAAACCCACCACAATGAAAAGGCGATAAGCAAATGTTATCCGATCAGAACAGAGAAAGCAAGTTTCCAGCCGCTCGCTGGTCGGAGTTTGGCAACACAATCATTCGCAGTCTTGAGTTGAAAAAGACTGCGCAGGGCGAGTATCATGGCCCATGCCCATCCTGCGCTGGCACGGATCGGTTTTGGATTAAAGAGTTTCAAGGCGAGGTCATGGTTCATTGCCGCAAGTGCAATGACTATAAGGCCATCAAGGACAGGCTGCGCGATATGTCTCTCTGGCCCCAGCCGGGTCACACGCCGACAGTGGAGGTAAAGAGAGTTGATATTGAATGGCCGGAGCGTGACCCCATGAGCAGTCACCCATACCTTGAGAAGAAAAAGATTAAACTGCATAACGCCAAGATTGACGGCGACACGCTAACCATCCCAATCATTGACGTGAAGGGCAGGCGCGTTGGCGCGCAGTTCATTGATGCTGACGGCAAGAAAAAGTTTTCCTACCAGTTGCCCGTTATTGGCAACTTTAGCGTGATTGGCGGCCCCATTCGTGAGTTTGCATATGTTGCAGAGGGCTGGGCAACAGCCGCGACTGTGCATGAGGCCACGGGCAAGCCATGCGTGTTTGCTCTAAATGCAGGGAACATTTTGGCTGTGATAGACAACCTGCAACAAGCCAAGCCAGATGCCGAGCTTGTTATTGCTGGCGACAATGACGATGCCGGGCGCAAAGAGTGCGAGCGTGCATTCTCTGAGCTGGGCGTTGAGTACATCCTTCCCGACATGGAGGGCTGGGATTATTCTGACGTGTGGGTAAACCAAGGTCCGGCAGCGGCGAAGAAAGCATTGACCGTGCAGAGCGTCATGGATCAAATCTTTATGCCGGATGAGGCTATCCCTCAGCTCAGCCGCAACTATCTTGTGAAGGGCTGGCTTGGCGAGGGCCAGATGTCTGTGATCTACGGCCCGTCAAATGTGGGCAAATCATTCTTCGCTCTTGATCTTGCGTGGCACATTGCCTGCGGTGAGGAGTGGAATGGCCACAAGGTTATTGGTGGCTCTGTTTTGTACCTCGCAACCGAGGGCGGCATGGCGTTCCACAATCGCGTTGTTGCGTTAAGGAAAAAGTATCCAGAGCATAAGAACGTGAAGCTGGCTGTGCGCCCCGCCCCGGTCAACTTGCTTGACGGCGAGGTTGACATGGCCGTGCTTGAGAAGCTGTGTCGTGAGGTGTCGAGGAAGCACGGTCAGGTGAAGTGCATATTTGTTGACACGCTCAGCCGCTCAATGGCTGGAGGCAATGAAAACTCGCCAGAGGATATGACAAAGTTTATCGGCAACTGCGATAAGCTGCGCGAGATTACAAGCGCACACTTGGACGTTGTTCACCACTCCGGCAAGGATAAAGCTGCTGGTGCCAGGGGGCATTCGAGCTTACGCGCCGCGACCGACACAGAGATTGAGCTTGATTACGATGAGAACACTGGCCTGCGCACGGCTAAGGCCACGAAGCAGCGTGACATGGAAACGGGCGTTATATTCCAGTTCAAGTTAAATGTCATTGAGCTTGGCGTTGATGAGGATGGTGACAGCGTTACGACTTGTACCGTTGTGCAGGCTACTGAGAGCGAGATTGAAGAGGCCAACAAGCCACGCATTAAGGGAAAGAACCAAGTCCTGATCCGCAAGGTATTCACGCAGCTGCGCGGTGAGGGCGTCGGGCAACCAAACCCCGGAGGGGTTGGGTGGCCAGAGCCAAGAACATATTGGGTTATCTCTGAAGAGACGCTGAAAGACCACTTCATAGGCAAGGTGTCCTCAGCCGCAAATCCGCGCTCCACATACAAGCAAGCTGTAGACGCGCTTATTGGCGCTGGCCATATGGTTATAAACGATGGCCATGTATGGTTCACTGACAACGAAGGCAAATGCAAAAACGTATAAGGAGGAAGGCTATGGAAGATTGGATAAACTGCCCTGAATGCGATGGAGAGGGCGAGGTTGAGCGCGATGTTTGGGTTCGCCAAAGCTCAACTTGGCACGGCGATTTTGGAAGCCACATGGAAGAATGCGAAGTTTGCAACGGCATGGGCCAGATAGACCCCTTGGAGGATTACCAATGAAATACGATCCAGATGCACTAACCCGCCACGTTCTTGACTGCGCTCAGCAAGGCATGTCACAGATTGAAACCGCAGAATTGCTGCGCGTATCACCGTCAACAATATATCGCATTTGCTCGGCAGCAAACATAAAACTCGAAAGGAAAAAACGTGAGTACGGACCAAACTCAGATTATTATAAAAAGGCTGGAGCGCAACAACAGCATAATGCTGACGGAGCAGAAGACGGCAATGAGGCCCAATCTGAAGCAACGTCTAGAAGAGCAGAAAGCGCTTCTCGATCTGCTAAAGCGCGATATGAAAAAGATGCAGCAGAGCGATTGAGGGCCAAGTTGAATGGCGTTACCGATAAGCACGAGCGCTTTGAAATTACATACGGCCACTGCTTATGGGAATTTGAAAATCTCATGTATCGCCAGCGCAAACGTGAAGCTCTGCCATCCGGCCCGCGCAGGCCGTCAACTATGGCCCCATCTATGCAGCGCGCAGCTGAGGCCAGCAAACAACACAGCATTGACCAAGGCAATCGCTTGTTTTCTTTGATCCCGTATGACCAGCGCGTAACGGCAGCAGAGGCGGCTGAGCTGCTGGGTGACAGCATTCCTCGCACGTCAAGCTATCTCAAGAAAATGTGGCAAGCGAACAAGGTTTATCGTGTGCGTGATTTTGTTGAAGTTCCGGGCTACACCAAGCGGCAGTGGCGCTGGGTGTTTAGCAAGCAACCTATTGAGCCGTTGAACAACTGTTTTGAGGATGGTGAGTGATGAATGACAAAGAACTTGAGCGCATGATAAACGCAGCAGGTCTGATCGGAGCCATCTTTGGCTTCGCAAGCGGCGCAGGCTTAATGATGCTGGTCGCAATTATATTTTGAAATCGTGCAGGGTGGCCGTTGAGATTAAAAAGGTGGCGCTTTTTGGTAGCAACGTCATCCTAGGCTAAACAACCACCATTCCCATGGTAAGTCGATTTTACTTGTGATGATAGCCACCCTGCTCAAACGTTATAACTAAAGTATGAACACGGCCACAAGTGGCTATTTGAAACTGTCGAATGTTTTTTGCATTGACTGCTCTTCATCCATAAATTCCTCTGGCGAAATGTATGTTGTCACAGAGGTCAGCTCGTCTCCCCGGCGGAAGATCACAGCGCCTAAATCAATTGCCACAAACGCAAACACGTCTGACACCCCTACGTTCTTTTTCGGCGTGTGGAATGGGTAACTGTTGCTGGTCTTATGCGTCTTGCTGGCGGTCTTAACCTGTAAGGTCAACGTCTGTGTATCCGTCTGTATATACGCATCGTGGTCTTTGATTTGGCAGAGCGTGCAGATATAGCCAGCAAGCGATAAGTAGGCGAGGGCTAAATGCTCTCCGGCCCTACCTACCGCCGCGCTTGCTTTTTGATCTTGCTTCGCCACTTAGCTAACTTGGCTAAACTAAGCCATGAGCCAAGTGTGAATTTTTTTGCTCTGGTTGCTTCGATCATCCAGACCATGATAGCCGCCGTTCACCCTGCGCGTGATGCGCTTGATAGCGTCATCGGTTACACCCTCATCGGCAATGGCAAACAATCCATTCTTATTGAAGAACCACAGCGCAGTCTCAAAGGCATATTCGTCAGCCACCAAGTCTGGGTCAGTCATAACCTTCGGCACGCCCATGTCAGACGCAAACGCCCGATAATTATTGCGCCCGGTCAACTGAAGAAATCCCCGACCAATGTACAAGCTGGCCTGCGCTTCATTCTCATTGCCCATGCGGCCAGCGTAAACCTTGCCAGCAAGCCCGGTTGGGTTTTTGGCATACGGCTCAGCATCGGCAACGGTTGGGAAGCGTGATGGCCAGACAGCTTGGATGCGCTCTGGCGTGCTGTAATACAGGCTTTCACGGGTTCGCTTAAATCCACCGCTTTCGTGTGACGCCTGACCCATCAAGTGAGCGCCACGCGCCGGGGATAGGTTGAAGTGTTTTGCGATTGCTCGCGCTGTATTTGGGCCAAACTCGCCATCGGCTGTTGTGCCGATTTTAGCTTGGAGCGTTGCCATTGCCTTGCTCATGCTGTTGCCTTTTTCGCTGTTGTCTTTTTCTTGGGCTTTTGGCTCTTGGCCACGGCAAGGTTGCTCCAAGCGTTTGGATACTTAACGCCCCTTTTAGAAGACATTGCTTTGGCCTTAGCCTTTTGTGTAGGTGTGAGCTTTGCCATTTCATCAAGTCCTCTTCGATTTAGTGCCGGAGCATTTCCAGCGCTTGCGTGAAAGATTTAGCGGGCTGTTTGGATCAGCCGCAGCCTTGGGAAACTTTTTCTTCTGCGCGGCAGAACGTGCGCAATACGCATCGCCCTTGGATGTGCCGGGCTTGACCCGTGGCCCGCCGTCTTTCGCTTTGCCCGCTTGACCGTAGCTGACCTTGCGGCCGCTTGATGTGACTTTAACTCGGGCTTTGCCCTTCGCTGGTGTAGCTCTATTCATGTGTTTTCTCCAACTTTGAAACAATACGGCCTTACGGCAAAGCCCTTGTCAACCAGCTCAAGCGCCAAGTTCATCGCGTCTGCCTGACACTCAGCCTCGCTGTACCATATATTGTTCGTATTTGCGACGACCACACAGGATTGCGCCTCCAATGTTGAGCATATCAGGAGGGCCGCGAGGAACATTACTTCATCCCACCTTTCATATCCATGATCCCGCTGTGGTCTCGACCAATATACTTCAAGTCATTCTCGACCAGCGCAACCCTCTGTTTGATCTTGTTGATCTCACCAATGGCCATTGTCATTGACGCAAGCTCGTCCCACAACTCATCAATATCGCTGAAAACATATTCCAGCTCCATAGCGTTATCTTGCACATCGCGCTTGAGGTTGATGTTATCCTCAATGGCCATGCGAGAGCCTATTTGACCGACAGTCTCTTCTAGGCTGGAAATAGTTGCAGCCTGCTGGCTTACCCACCAGACACCCGCCGCTAACTGCACGGCCATAGCCGCCACGAGGGCGAGAGGTAGTTTGATGTTTTCCATTACTTTTTCAGCCCCTTCACTGTGCGGATGCCAAAGCTCGCCGCAATCGAAGCATACATTGCCCACTGAAACCACTGAGGCGCAGCGTCCAAATTAGCGAAACCCTGCGCCATGTAAGGCTGGATGCCCGGTATGAAGCTGCCAAGCACGATGGCTATGAACGCAACGGTCCAAGCCTCATCTTTCCACGAATTGTTGCTGGCCTCGATAGCAGCCTGCTCCCAGCTGATCTCGCCAGTAGCAATTTTCATCTTGGTCTCAGCTTCCGCTTTTTTCACGGCAGTCTTGCCGTCAATGTAGCTGGCAGCAAGCCCGCCGAGTGATCCGATTATCTGACCGATCATTTCTTGGCCTCCATTGCATTAAATCCAAAGTATGCAGCGACAACGCCTGAAGCCGCCACAACGTAGACCGCAGCAATATCCGCAATCAGGCCAGCAGCATCGCCTAGACCAGCCGCAGAGGCTCCCACGATGGCGAAAGGGTATAACAGCATACCAGAGGCGCAGGCAGTAGTTAGACGCCGCTGTGTGTCGCGCTTTGCGTCTGCGTCTTCCATGCGTCGGCGGCGGTCTTCCAGCATGACCTCATATTCATTTGGATCAATCTTGCCGTTGCCATTCAAGTCATATTCAGTCATTTAGCATCTCCTGCTATCCTAAAGCATTGCAAATATTCATTGTTCTTCGTCACCAGAACCGCCGCGCGAGCCAGCTCATCAAAACACTCTTTCTCGCTGCTATATTGACCCACCTCAAAGTGAATGACGTTTGCAGAAAGTTGGAACCAAAGTAATAACCACATTATCTCACCTCATCCGCAAGCAACGCTGCGACCCAGAGCAAACCGCCGCTGCCCACGGCAAAAACGGTGCAAGCAAGCGCAACTGTAATGAAGTAAAACATGCGGTCTCGCTTTGCAGCCTGCTCCTCAAGCGCGCGCTTCTGCCGCGATCTAGCTGCGCCCATTTCACGCTGCACTGTCTCCCACATGCCCGGCGGGCCATACAGGCGGCAATGGCTGCGAAGGGTGTCCATCGCCTCTTTGTGCTTCATTTTGGCATTGGCAATTGCGAAGCCTTCTTCCTCAGTCGAGGTAAGCCTGCCCAGCGGGCCTTTATGCCTGCCCTGCTCTGCAAGGTGAATGTCGGCTTCTAGCTTTGCCAGCTTTCCAAACTGCGGCAGCACAGAGCCAACATCTTTGCCAGCTTGCACGGCGGAGCTGATCCCGCCTGCAATAGTGCTAACTGCACTTGCGAGGGCGAGAACCTCAATCACCCTACCGCTCCATCAGCCTGTCAATTTTCTCTTCAAGCCGATCAAACTTATTCATAATTTGAGAAAGAACCTCAGAGCTGTCAGACTTTGTGACGTATTCTTTAGCCATTTCTTCGCGGGTTCTATTCAGCAGAATACGAAGGCGATCTAGCTCCTCACGTTGTGTCTTTAACCACCAGCCAATGCCAGCGATTACGACTCCAAAAAGTATATTCAAGATCGCGTCCATTTCCATTTCAGTAACTGCCTTCCCAGACCCGAAGGGCGCTAAATTCGTTGCTTGCTAACTTACGTTTTAACACATCTTTGACCGCTTGGGTATCAGTCCATGACACGCCTGCCTCTTTTAGCCATATGGCCAGCAAGCCCATGTCTACGTTGCCGACGTGCTTGTAGTCCGAGCCAAAGCTGTTCTGCGCCACCTCACGCGCTTGTGCCGCGTCCTTGAGCATATGGGATGCGTCAAAGGTTTTCTTGATAATGATTTTATCATCATCAACAGTAAACTTTTCAGAGACTTTAGTTGAGTGATTTGCTTTTAACATTGATCGACCTTTTAGTTGGCTTTTTGGCAACCTTCGCGCCATTGGCTTTTGCGGGTTTAGCTGGCGCAGCGACCACTGGCTTTACGTCTTCCAGCACAGTTAAGATGGCTGGGCGAATTTTGGTGATTTTCTCAATTTCTTCGTCGGAGAGAACAACTGTTTCGCCCTTCTCAATCCGGCCTTTGCTGCACTTCATTTTCAGCGCATTTACAATAACTTTTTTCATTTAAGCCTCCAGATGGTGAAAGGGGGCGACACAGGCCGCCCCCAATTTACACAATTAAGAAGTTGTGTTGTCGAAGATGCCGCCGTTGGCAGCTTCGTTTTTGGCGCAAAGTGTAAGCTCTGTCACAACTTGGCGAGTAGTGTTGTCGCCAGTTTTTGCCAAAGCTACGTTCTTTGTGCCGCGCAGGGATGCGATTTCCCACATGTCATCTTGCATGATGAAGATGTCACGGGAACGGTTCTCACGGCTTGGCATAAATTCTACGCTTCCCCAAGGGGTTACATATACTGCCAAGGATTTGATAACACGCTCATCGCCAGCTTGGA